TTGTATAATTAGTAGTGGATGCCGCAAGGGTCCACAAAACACAAACTCGCTTTTAAAGGAGCTACCATAATGACTAACCTTACACGTTATACTGCTGCGGATCTTCCTGCATTGATGGATAAGATTACTCGCAATAGTATTGGTATGGACGAATACCTTGATCGTCTGTTTAACTTTGAATCCAATTCAAATTATCCTCCATACAATCTTGTTCAAGTAAGTAATGTAGAATCTCGCTTAGAACTTGCACTTGCAGGATTTAAAAAGGAGGAAGTTCATGTGTACACCGAGTATGGAAAACTTTTTGTCGAAGGGCAAAAGGAAGATAAATCTTCCGAGTCAAACTACATCCATAGAGGAGTGGCTCAAAGAAGTTTCCAGAGAGCATGGACAATTGCAGATGATACGGAAGTCAAAGAAGTTAAATTTGAAGACGGACTTCTTTCAATTGAATTGAAAAAAATTGTTCCTCAACATCATCAACGAAAAGATTATATCTAAATAGAATTGAATATCGTCGGCGCAGAGGGGAAACTGGCACAATCCAGTTGACTCCCCTCTTTTTTATTGGTAGAATGGATGCATTGGAGAAATGCTATGATTAAGTTGTTAGTTTTATCTGATGATCAAATTTTGATCACACAAATAGAAGAAGTTGGTTCTGAAATGGGAGAACCTGATTGTAAATTGACAAATCCTTTTGTTGTAAAGGATGGAAATTTGGAACCTTGGTTATTTGAGGTGACAAATCAAAATGTCTTTATGATTCACTCTGATAAAATTATTACAATTACTGATCCCAAACCATCACTTCTTGAAAAATACGAGCAACTGACTAAATGAAATTTTACACCAACGTACAATTAATTGGAAATCAGTTTTTAGTTCGTGCATATGATAATGGAAATTATGTAATGTTTAAGGAGGAATATACTCCAACTCTTTTTATTCCAACAAAAAAAGAATCTAAGTATAAAACTCTTGAGGGAGAAAGTGTTGAACCGATTCAACCCGGATTTGTAAGAGATTGTAGAGAGTTCTACAAAAAGTATGAGGGTGTGGACGGGTTTCGTATCTATGGAAATGATAGATACGTTTCCCAATATATTTCTGAAAAATATCCAGAAGACGAAATTAAGTTTGATATTTCTAAAATTCGTTTGTACAGTTTGGATATTGAGGTTGCATCCGAAAACGGGTTTCCAAATGTAGAGTCGGCCTCGGAACAAATTCTTCTGATCACGATTCAGGATTATAATACAAAAAAGATTATTACCTGGGGTACGAATCCGTTTAAAAATAAACAAGATAATGTCACTTACCATCAATGTGGTGATGAGTATAATCTACTACAAACTTTTATTGAATGGTGGGACAATAATCATCCAGATGTGATTACTGGATGGAACGTACAACTTTATGATATTCCATACATTTGCCGTAGACTCAATAGAGTTTTGGGTGAAAAGCAAATGAAACGTATGTCCCCCTGGGGATTGAATACGGAAAATGAAATTTATGTAAGCGGTAGAAAGCAGATTTATTTTGATGTCGGTGGTATTACTCAACTTGATTATTTGGATCTCTATAAAAAGTTCACTTATAAAGCTCAAGAATCATATCGCCTAGATCACATTGCCGAAGTTGAACTTGGTCAGAAAAAACTGGATCACTCAGAGTTTGATACGTTTAAAGACTTCTACAGCAAAGGTTGGCAGAAGTTTGTAGAGTACAATATTGTTGACGTGGAACTTGTTGACCGTCTGGAAGACAAGATGAAACTGATTGAACTTGCTCTCACCATGGCTTTCGATGCAAAGGTAAACTTTGGTGACGTTTTCTATCAAGTTCGCATGTGGGATAACATCATTTATAACTATCTAAAGAAGAGGAATATTGTAATTCCGCCTAAAGAACGTACAGCAAAGGACACTAAGTATGCGGGAGCATATGTTAAGGAACCGAATCCTGGGGTATATGATTGGGTGGTCAACTTTGACCTTAATTCTCTTTATCCCCATCTTATTATGCAGTACAACATTTCGCCAGAAACCCTCCTGGACGAAAGACATCCCACTGCAAATGTTGAAAGGATCTTAAATCAAGAAATTAATTTTGAACTCTATAAAGATCAAGCAGTTTGTGCTAACGGAGCAATGTTCCGTAAGGATGTTCGTGGGTTCCTGCCAGAACTCATGGAGAAGATGTATAATGAACGAGTCATTTTCAAAAAGAAAATGATTGAGGCAAAAAAGAAGTATGAAAAAACTCCGACGAAAGAACTGGAAAAGGAAATTGCAAGATGCAACAACATCCAGATGGCAAAAAAGATTTCTCTTAACTCTGCTTATGGTGCTATCGGTAATCAGTATTTCCGCTACTATAAATTAGCCAATGCCGAGGCAATTACTCTTTCTGGACAAGTCAGTATCCGCTGGATTGAAGGAAAGATGAATTCTTATCTCAATAAAATTCTAAAGACAAATGATGTTGATTACGTTATTGCTTCAGATACTGATTCTATATACCTTAATATGGGTCCTTTGGTTGAATGTGTATTCAAGTCAAGAGAGAAAACTACTGAGAGCATTGTTTCGTTCCTTGATAAGGTCTGTGAAATGGAACTTGAAAAGTATATTGAAGGTTCTTACCAAGAATTGGCTGACTATGTGAATGCATATGATCAGAAGATGCAGATGAAGCGTGAGAATATTGCTGACCGTGGAATCTGGACTGCTAAAAAGAGATACATTCTCAATGTATGGAACAGTGAAGGTGTTGCATATTCAGAACCCAAACTTAAGATCATGGGAATTGAAGCAGTCAAATCTTCAACTCCTGCTCCCTGCCGTAAGATGATTAAAGACGCTCTTAAAATCATGATGAATGGTAGTGAAGATGATGTGATTAACTTTATTGATAAGTGTCGTGAGCAGTTTAGATCTCTTCGCCCAGAAGATATTGCCTTCCCAAGAACGGCATCTGATGTTCAAAAGTATCATTCTTCTTCTGAGATTTATAGTAAGGGTACACCAATTCATGTTCGTGGAGCATTGTTGTTTAACCATTACATCAAACAAAACAAACTCACGAATAAGTATTCTCTAATTGCAAATGGTGAAAAAATTAAGTTTGTATATTTAAAAAAACCAAATACTATTCAAGAAAATATTATTTCTTTCATTCAAGATTTCCCAAAGGAACTTGGTCTTGACAAATACGTGGATCATGACCTACAATTTGAGAAAGCATTTCTTGAACCACTGAAGTCAATCTTGGATGCGATTGGTTGGAATGTGGAAAAAACTGTAAACCTTGAATCATTTTTTGCCTAATGGATCTGCCTATTAATGACGACGAACTGAATACAATTGTAAAAGCACTTGGTTTTGGTGGAGATGCTGCTTTGTATCATAAACTGAAACTAGTCAAAGAACTTAAAGAACAAGGTTTACCCTATAAGAAAATTTTACGCGAACAATACGGGATGGTAGCTTGATGGACTTCTTAAAAGATATTGTAAAAGAAATAGGTGATGATTATACCAAACTCGCTTCCGACATCGACGAAACTGAAACTTATGTTGATACGGGTTCATACGTTTTTAATGCACTGGTTTCAGGTAGTATATTTGGTGGTGTTTCTGGGAATAAGATTACTGCTATTGCTGGAGAGTCTTCTACTGGAAAAACTTTCTTCAGTCTCGCCGTTGTTAAGAATTTTCTGGATAATCATCCCGATGGTTATTGTCTCTACTTTGATACTGAGGCTGCTATTACCAAGTCACTTTTAGAGTCTCGTGGTGTTGATACTACTCGCACTGTTGTAGTAAACGTTGTAACCATTGAAGAGTTCCGTAGCAAGGCACTCAAGGCAGTGGACATGTACTTAAAAAAACCTGTAGAAGAACGCAAGCCTTGCATTTTTGTGTTAGACTCTTTGGGTATGCTCTCTACAGATAAAGAGATCACTGATGCACTGAACGAAAAACAAGTTCGTGACATGACCAAATCCCAACTGGTCAAAGGTGCATTCCGAATGCTCACACTCAAATTAGGTCAAGCAAATGTCCCGCTCATTGTCACAAATCATACATACGATGTCATCGGAGCTTACGTACCAACGAAAGAAATGGGCGGAGGTTCTGGACTTAAATACGCAGCATCTACGATCATCTATCTCAGCAAAAAGAAAGAGAAAGATGGAACAGAAGTGGTCGGCAATATTATCAAAGCTAAGACTGCTAAGTCGCGTCTGAGTAAGGAGAATAAAGATGTTGAGATCCGTTTGTACTATGATGAGCGCGGCCTTGATCGTTACTATGGTCTTTTGGAACTTGGTGAGATTGG